TCGGCTCTTCAGCCGGACGAAGATGGAGGGACTCTAGTGGCTGGCGTCGCGGTCTTAGCGGCCGACGTCGTCGGCCTCGATCTCGCTCAAGACGCGCTTCGTCGGCTCGCTGGCTTCAACGTCCGTCCGCTCTTGGAAGCAGTCGGCGCTGAGGTCGAGTCGCAGACGCGTCGACGGATTCACACTGAGAAGCGTGGGCCGGACGGCATCGAGTGGCCTGAGTGGAGCGAGAGCTACGCTAGCCACCAGCACGGTGTCTTCAAGGCTCACAAACCGCACCCTGGGCAGCTCCGCAAGGCGGGCGGTCACTCGCTCCTTGAGCTCACGGGCAACCTGCTGGACTCCATCCAGTGGGAAGTCCGCGGTGACGAGGTCGTCGTAGGTTCTAATATGGTCTACGCTCCAACCCATCAGTATGGCACCGACGACGTGCCGGCGCGCCCGTTTCTTGGGCTGTCGAAGGACAACGCTGACGACGTCGAGCAGGTCATCTTAGACTTCATCGCACGAGGGCTTAAGTGAGCGTCGCGGCCGTCCGAGAGCAGATCGCGCGGTTCTACCGCGGCGTGCTGAACGGTGTTAGCGTCGTTGAGCACGGCGGACCGTTCAACGCCGAAGAGCTGAAGCGCGTCGGCGCTAGCGCCCCCGCCGTCATCGTCACGTGCCTCGGCGTGTCGGGGTTCTCCGTGCAGGGCACGGAAGTCGTTGGCAACGCTCAGTGGGCGGCCTTCATCGTTACACGCGGGGACGCGCGCGAGCGACGCGACGCGCAGGCGCTACGCCTCTGCGAGGCCGTCGCCGTCGAAGCGCCGTTCCAGGTTTGGGACGGCTCAGCTCTCAAGGCGCCGACCGACCTCAACGCAACGAACCTCTACTCATCAGCGATCGACGCACTTGGTCTCAGCCTCTGGGCGGTGCGGTGGTCGCAACTCGTGCAGCTCGACCGCAACATTGAGATCGACAGCGACGACCTCAATACGGTTCACAACGAATACGAGATCACAGCAGGGACAGCGAACGACGAACCACCGCTTGAAGACGAAGCGCACCTGGAGGGTCCATGACCTACAAATACGAAACCGCTATCTTGCGCGCCTGCCCCGGCCGACGCGTGAGGGACCCGCAGACGCTCGCGCTGCTTCCGCCGGACGGGCAACGCAAGCCGCTCAATTCATATTGGCTCAGGCGACTTCGTGACGGTGACGTTATGCGTGTCGCTGAACTGGCTCAAGAGCTGTTAACATCGGCGCCGCTTGTTGATACAGTGGCGGAAGCCATTGAAGAGAAGAACTCAAGACCAACGGTCCGACGTAAGAAGGATCCGCAGGAGTAAGCCATGGCAATTTCATTTAACGAGATCTCTGCGAACATCAGAACCCCGGGACGCTTCGTCGAGTTCGACTCGTCACGCGCCGTTCAAGGTAGCCCGACCCTCCCGAAGGTCGGGTTGTGCATCGGTCTCCGTGAGTCAACCGGCACCGTAGCAAAAGAGGTACCGACACGCGTTAACAGCGCCGACGAGGCGGATACCTTCTGGGGATCTAATTCCGTGCTCGCGGCGATGTGCCGTGCGTTCAAGGAAGCGAATCCGACGACAGAGCTCTGGGCCGTCGCTGTCGACGCCGACGCCGGCGGGACGCAGGCGCACGGGCACTTCATCTTCACCGGAACATCTGCCACCGAAGCGGGGACTATCTACGCCTATATCGGCGGCGAGTTGATCGAGGTGCCGGTGTCGATCGGTGATACCCCGACCAACATCGCCGACGCGATGGAAGCTTTGGTCAACGCTGACAGTCACCTGCCGGTGTCGGGCAACAACACGGCCGGCGACTTGACGCTCACCTTTAAGCACAAGGGGACACTCGGTAACAGCCTCGACCTGCGTGTCAACTACGGCGACGGACAGGAGACTCCGGCTGGGATCACTACGGCCATCACCGCGATGGGCAGCGGCGCGACTGACTCGAGCTACGCCACCGCCATCTCGTCGTTGAGCGATGCAACTCAGTATACTCACATCGCCGTCGACCAGATCACGGACACCGTGCTCGACCTGATCGAGGCCGAGCTCGACACCCGTTGGAGCTACTCGCTTCAGATTCCAGGATTGCTGTTCACGGCGATCCCCGGGTCAGTTGGCACGATGACGTCTGCCGGCAACGCGCGCAACTCGAAGCTCTCCTGTTTGATTGGTTCGAGCTTGTCGCCGACTCCGCCTTGGATTTGGGCGGCTGTCGTGGCGGCCGTCGACGCTGCGGAAGATGATCCGGCGCGTCCGCGTACCGGCCTCGAGCTGACAGGCGTGTTGCCGCCAGCGCGGTCCGCGCGGCCGACGTGGTCTGAGCGCAACACGCTGCTGACGGACGGCGTTTCGACGTTCACCGTTGGGTCGGACGACACCGTCTACATCGAACGGCTAATCACCACCTACCAGACCAATCCGGGCGGCGTGGCTGATACGTCGTACCTCGACGTCACCACAGTTGAGACCCTCGCAGCGTTGAGCTACACGTTGCGCGCTCGGTTGGCGTTGCGCTTTCCGCGACACAAGTTGGCTGACGATGGGACTCTCATCCCACCCGGCCAAGCGATGGTGACGCCGTCGGTCATCAAGGCTGAGATCATCGCCCTCGCGCTCGACACCTGGGTGCCGAACGGCTGGGTGGAAGACATGGTGACGTTCAAAGACGAACTCGTCGTTGAGCGGAATGAGAACGACCCGAACCGTGTAGACACACGCTTGTCACCTGACCTCGTGAACGCGTTCAACGTGTTCGCTGGCCAGGTGCAGTTTATCGTCTAAGAGGAGACTGACATGGCTCAAGTAACTGGGATCTGCTACGTTAAGGTGAACGGCTCGGTGCTACGGACCAAGGAAGGCGCGACCCTCGACCTCGGCGGGAAGGCGCGGACACCCGTTGTCGGCCACGAGGTCTACGGCTACGCTGAGAAGGTGCAGCCGGCTGTGCTCGAAGCGAAACTCGCTCACACGGCCGATACCGATCTCACCGATATTAAGGACTGGGTCGACGCGACGTTGATCTTTGAGACCGACACCGGCAAGCAGTTTATCGTGGCGAACGCGTTCACTACCGATACCGTCAAGCTGTCGGCCGGTGAGGGCGACATCGATCTGAAGATGGCTGGGGCGCCGGCTGAGGAGGCATAACGTGGAGTACACGCACGACGATGAGGGAAGAGTTGTTCTCGAGCTCGAGCATCCGGTTGAGGACAAGAGCGGATTGGTAGTTAGTGAGCTTCGGTTCAAGCGGCCGCGCGCTGTTGACCTCGAAGCGATGGACGAAGTCAAGGGCGAGGTGGCGAAGGGCATTCGACTGGTTTCAGCGCTCGCGTGTCAACCGTTGTCGGTTGTGCGTTCGTTGGACGGCGAGGACTTCATCCGCGCTCAGGAGGTCGTATCCAGCTTCTTGGGGAAGTCCCAAGCAACTGGCGACAGATCCTCGGCGACTTAGCCTACGCCTTCGGCTGGCCGCCCTCCGAGCTAGGGAAGCTCTCTGGAGAGGAGATGCTGATGTGGCACGAGCAGGCGCAACGAGTTGGAGGACGTCGTGGCTGATCTCTCTGTTTTCCTAAAGATCAAGCTGATCAACGATGCGGTCGCGCCGCTTCGCGCGATGACCAACGACTTTGCAGCGCTACGCACAGCCATCCAATCGGCATCGGCCGCGTTCGACCTGGGAATGAAGGTCAAGCAGTCGATGGACGGCGTTCGCGGGTTCTCAGACAAGCTCAGCGGACTGACTGCCAAGCCACTCGAAGGCGCGAAGGCGATCGAGGGTTCGATGATTCGATTGCGTCTCAAGGTCGAGGGCGCTGGGCAGAGCTTCGATGGCGTGCGTGAGAAGCTCGTCGAGCTCGGGACGAAGGGCGAATCAAACCTAGCGCAAGTCACGGCCGCCACGCTCGCGCTCACGAAGAGAGGTTGGACCGCTGGGCAGGCGCTCGAGCAGCTGCCGAACTTCATGGCAGCCGCGGAGGGTCAGGGCATCGAGCTCGCGTCGGCCGTCGAGTTAGTCGGCGGCACGTTGAAGTCGTTCGCGCTCGACGCCACTCAGACGACGCGCATCACTGACATCCTAACGAAGACGGCGAGCGTCTCTGGGCTGCCGTTCGACTCGCTTGCCACCACGCTGCGGTCGATCGGTCCGTCGGCGAAGTTGACGGGCGTGACGTTTGAGCAGTCAGCGGCGATGCTGGCGATGTTCGGCAAAGCTGGGCTCTCCGCCGAGGAGGCGAGCGGCGCGTTGCACTCGATGATGACACGACTCGCTTCGCCGCGCGGCGCGAAGATGACCGGGCAGGTGCTCAACGCCATTGGCGTCAGCGCGAAGACGTCGACGGGCCAGCTGAAGACGGTGCCGGAGATCTTCGGCGACGTGATGAAGAAGACCGAAGGCAAGAGCGCGCAGTTTCGAGCGAAGGTGTTCGGCGCGCTCTTCGGTCCCGGCGTCGGCACGCAGATCGCTCGTATGGCGGAGGTGGCTGGGCCGACCGGACTCAAGGACCTCGAGACGCTGCTCGGCCAGTCTGCCGGCGCAGCACAGAAGCTCTCAGACGCTCTCGACGAGACAGCGACGCAAGCTGATGAGCGGTTGGCGTCGTCGCTCAGCACCCTCAGCGCGACGCTCGGCGGACCGCTGATCAATGGGGCGAAGACGTGGAAGAGCTTGTTAGCCGACATCGTTGGCGCCACCGCTCGATGGGCGGCCGCGCACCCGATGACCGTGACAGGTATCATGCTGCTGGTGAAAACAGTTGCCGCGCTGCTCGGTGTCGTCGTGACTCTCGGCAGCGCGCTCGGAGCGATCGCTGGCGTCAAGGGCGTCTTGGGCGTGGCGGCGGCGGTCATCAAGACGGCCGCGTTGCTCAAGCTTCAGCTGATTCCGGCCCTAATCGCAACGAAGCTGGCGGCGCTCTCGCTGACGGCGGTGCCGCTCGTCGCGGCGCTCGCCGGCGTAGCGGCTGCGATTTACCAGATCACGATGAACTGGAACGAGCTCAAGGCTGCGTTCACGACACCCGAGGGGTTGTCGATGCTCTTGAGCTGGTTGAAGGGCGAGGACAGCGATACCGCTTATGCGAAGAGCCGCATGGCTGGAGCGTCGGCCGAGCTTGCCAAGCTGCCGCAGCTCTCGTTGGCGCCCGTCGCACCGACTGGGCCGGCGTCTGAGACCGTGCAGCCCGTGTCGCCAACTGGTGCGATCGACATCAACGTGACAGCGACCGGCGGGGCGAAGGCGACGGTCAAGAACCTCAAAGCAAACAACATCGACCTGTCCGTCAACAGCGGGCTCGCGATGGCAACCGCGGGGTAGGCGATGGCGTGGCGCGATTCACTTCAGCAAGCAGAGTTCCGCGAGGTGCCGTTCTACGTGCAGCGCGTTGAGAGCGCTGTCGGCCGACGGTCGGTCGTGCACGAGTTCCCTGGACGTGATAAGCCGTACGTTGAGGATCTTGGTAAGCGGCCTCGCCGGTTTACCATCGACGCCTATATTCTCGGCGAGACTTACGACGAGATCCGCGATGAGCTGATCGTAGCTCTCGAGAAGTCGGGTCCCGGTAAGCTCGTGCACCCGTACTGGGGTGACGTGTCGGTGGCGGTCGAGGGCGACGTGAAGATCACCGAAACGACGGACGAGGGTGGGATGTGTCGCTTCTCGATCACGTTCGTTGAGGCCGGTGAGCTACCAGCGACGCTGACTTTCGACTCGGTCGGCGACATGACTGAAGCCTGCGGACTCGTAGCGACTGGGCTGGCTGGTTTTATTGAGGACGTTTGCGCGTTTGCCGACCAGGTCGCATCGGTTTACAACGACGCCATGGCTGCGGTCAACGACGTAACGTCAACGCTGCGGTCGATCCGCGGTAAGGTCCAGTCAGTCATCAGCTCGATCGAAGCTGTGACGAACGCCATCAAGGCAATCGAGGACAACGTGACAGCTCTCCTAGCTCTGCCAGGCGATCTCGTAGACTCGTTCGTCGACGCGTTCACGGCAATGGGGCAGGCGGTCGCGGGGATTCAAGATGCGTTCAGCGACGCGCTCGATGACCTCGGACTCGGCGACGATACGGACAAGCTCAAGCAGAGCGCTCCGACGGCTGGCGGTCCGTTGTCTGATCAGACTCGCGCGGCGATGCTGACGAACGTGCTGCTGAGCGTCGAGACCTACGGTGACGACTGGACGACCGTGTCGCCAACGACAACGAGTCGCCAGCAGCTGGTCGACAACCGTGCCGCGCTGGTCGTCGCCGTCAAGGCCGCAGCCGTCGTTGGCGTGGTGCAGGGGATCGCGACCGACGGCATGACGTTCAGTGATCGCGATCAGGCGATCGGGTTGCGCAACAAGGTGTCCGACGCGATCGACGAGCTCCTGCTTACAGATGACATCTCGGACGAGCTCTTCACGGGATTGAGAACGCTGCAGACCACGGTTAACGCTCACCTCAATGAAGTAGCTGGAACGCTCCCCGAAGTCACTGATTTTCAGGCGCCGGGCACGCTGCCGGCGCTGGTCATAGCGCACAGACTGTACAACGACCCAACACGCGAAGCTGAGCTCATCGCCCGCAACGCGTCGATCCGGCATCCGGGGCTGGTTAGCGGCGGGCAGGCGATCAAGGTAGCGTATGAGTGAGATCGAGCTCAAGGTCCGCGGTAAGACGTTCGATGGATGGGAGACCGTCGACCTGAAGCAGTCTCTCGAAGCGCTGGCTGTCGAGTTCAGCCTCGGGTACACCGAGCGGTGGACCCAAGCGCAAGCGGTGGCGATGTCGATGATGGGCGGCGACCCGGTCGAGCTGCTGTGCGATGGCAAGCGCGTGACCGTTGGCTACGTCTGCGAGGATGGCGTTGACTACGATAAGGAGACCCACTCGCTCAACGTCGTTTGCGCGTCGAAGACGGTTGACCTCGTTGAGTGCTCGGCCGTCTATAAGACCGGATCGTGGACGAACGCTGATCTCCTGAAGATCGCACGTGACCTCTGTCAGCCGTTCGGCATCAACGCCTCAACCGTAGTTTCGACGACTAACCTCGGCGCTAAGTTTACCTCGTTCAGCATTCAAGACGGCGAGACCGCTTTCGAGTGCCTCGACCGTGCGGCGCGGATGCGCGGCGTAAAGCTGCTGACTGACAGCAACGGTGACCTGCAGATCGGTCGTACGGCCGCGACGAAGATCACGAAGGTAGTTCTCGAGCGCGGCGTCAACCTGCTGCGCGGAAGCCGACGCACCGATATGCGACAGCGGTTCAGCCAGTACACTCTCAAGACGCAGGTCAGCAAGACGGCCGACTCCGACTTCTCGGCTCACTCCCTCAAGGCAACGGCGACCGACGCTGACGTGACGCGCTACCGCCCGTTGATCATCATGGCGGAGGCGCAATCAACTGGCTCGGCTCTGAGGACGCGGGTCAACTGGGAGCGTAACACACGCGCCGGCCGCTCGAAGCGCTACACGTGCGCCGTACAGGGCTGGAAGCACGGCACGGAGCTGTGGGCACCGAACAGGTTGATCAGGGTCAAGGACGAGGTCGCGCGGGCCAACGGGCAGCTGCTGATCCTCAGCGTCCGCTTGACCAAGAGCTTGGAGGCGGGCGAGGTCGCTGAGCTCGAACTCGGTGACAGCCGCGCTGTCGACCCTGAACCCTACACCGAGAAGCCGAACAAGGCTTTAGATTGGTTGGGCGAGTGACGACGCGTGAGCTCATAGATGCCATCAGAAAGGTCGTCGCACCGATCGATCGCCGCGTTCGCCTCATGGTCAGCCGTGGCGTGATCAAGAAGGTGCAGGACAGTGGCAAGCTCCAGACGCTGCAGCTCGAGTTGCTGGCCGACGAGATCAAGGACGCCGTTGAGCGGTTTCAGCAGTATGGGTTCACGTCGTACCCGAAGGTCAACGCTGAGGTGCTCTTCGTAGCTGTCGGCGGCGCGCGTGACCACGGCGTGGTAGTCGCGGTTGACGATCGCCGCTATCGGCCGAAGACGCTGTCGGAGGGTGAGTCAGCGCTCTACACAGCTCAGAACGGGATCCGCGTGCTCTGCAAGGCTGACGGTAAGGTCGAGCTCGGGTCGTCGCCATCCGACTTCGTCTCGCTTGCGACGCTCGTGGCTAACGCATTCAACGTCCACGCTCACCCATCGCCGATGGGTCCCGTGGGAGCGCCGATCGTCCAGTGGACTGCGGCTACTACAGCGGCCTCGGAGGTCAAGGGCAAATGAGCTTAGAAACCGCCCTGCTCGGTTTGTTCTCCGCGTCGCCGTCTACTAAGGAGCTCGCGGCCACCGCTTGGGCAGCCGCGCTCGCGCCGTTCTTGGCCGGCGTTTCGCCGACGGGCACGATTCAGCTCTACGGCGGCGCTGCTGCGCCGAGCGGTTGGTTGACGTGCGACGGCTCGGCCGTCTCGCGAACGACCTACGCCGCCCTCTTCACAGCGGTCGGCACGACGTTCGGCAGCGGCGACGGGATCAACACGTTCAACATCCCCGACCTCCGCGGCCGCGCTCCGATCGGCTCGGGCACTGGGTCGGGGTTGACGCCTCGGACTCTCGGTGCGACCGACGGCACCGAGACCCACACCCATTCGACGCCAAGCGGGACGTCGGGCAGCGAGTCGTCGCACACGCACTCGACGCCAAGCGGGACGTCGGGCAGCGAGTCGTCGCATACGCACGCGGGCGCGGCGCACACCCACGACATCAACCACGACCACGGGGCGGTCACAAGCGGCGGTGGCTCTGCACACAGCCACACGGGACCGTCGCACAGCCACGACGACGGCACGCTTGCGGCTGATTCGCACACTTTAACCACAACCGAGATGCCGTCGCACTCGCACTCAGCTGGTCCGACAATCTACTGGAATGCCTCGGATACCCATCAGCACAACACCTCGGGAGGTATGGCCGAGGGCACAAGCTCCGTCATGGGTAGCTCGTCGCAGCAGCTGGTCATCGGCTCAACCGGCGGTGGCGGCGGCCACACCCATACCGTCTCGGGTTCGACCGGCAGCGCCGGCACCGGCGCGACCGGCAACGAGTCGGCCCACACCCACAGCGTTGACGTTGCGGCGTTGGGAGTTACGGCGAGCGGCGCAGCGTCAGCGACGACTACGGGCGCTGGTAGCTCTCACACGCACTCAACCCCGGCCGGCACGAGCGGTGCCGGTAGCTCTCACACGCACTCGACGCCGGCCGGGACGTCCGGATCGGGCAGTAGCGTGCAA